TACACGCTCAATGTGGATTATAACGCATGATGCTTGTGAAAAGATAGCAGCACAAGAAAATATACAATTCGGCGCACCTACAATATATAGAGACAGTAACCAAGATGTAGCTATTGTTGGAGATGCAAAACGAGGTAACAAGATTATCTGGTCAACTGGTGAAGCAAGTCCTAAGAACTGCAAAGCTCCTTATCCTTTTGCAATGGCTGAAAAGAGACTGAAGGACAGGCTCGTTTTAAAATTAATAAATGCGTATGAATATGGTATCTATTCAGATTCTGAGGCAGACAACTTTAAAAAACAATGATAGAAACAAACGTTTTAGAGGTGATACAAGTGGTCTTGCTTTGCCTCACATTAGGGTTTTTAATCGGAACTCATTTAAATAAAAAATAAATTAAACTATATATTATGAAAAAGAATCACTTAAGTTACTCGGCATTGTGCCAGTTTAAAAAGTCACCTAATCACTTATTAGCTTACTGGAATAAAGAAACAAAAACTACAGATGCAATGCAGTTTGGTACAATAATACATAAGATGTTATTAGAGCCAGAAACATTTGCTGATGATTTTGCAATTTTTGAAGGTGCAAGGCGAGCTGGTAAACAATGGCAAGAGTTTAAAGAACAAAACGAAGGTAAAACACTAATTAAGCAACAAGAGCTTGACGATGCTAATAAAATAATTAACAACGCAATGTTACATCCTGTACTTACTGAAATGATGCAGAACAAAGAAGCAACAGAAATTAAATTAGAGTGGCAACATAAAGGAGTTGATTTTAAAGGCTTTGCTGACCTTCTAACAACGTTTAACGGTAGAAAGTGTGTAGTAGATATAAAAACTACTAACGATGCTGGTAGACGCTTTGAAAGAGATTTATACTATAATGATTATAAAATGCAATTAGCAATGTATCAAGACCAATATGACAAAGATACTGACGCTTATATTGTAGCAATAGAAACAGCAACACCTTTTAACATACAGGTTTATAAATTAGACGATAGTTTATTATTTAAAGGCTGGATGGATTACGACCATTACACTGATAAGTTTTTAGAATGGGATGGTAAGCCACAAGGCTACTCAAATAGTATAGTAGAAGTAAAAACAGAAATAGAAGAAATATTATGAAAAAATTTGCAATAATAGGTGGATTGAGTTTGATGACTGCTGGAACTACTAACATGGTTTGGCACAAACAAAACTTAAATTTAAATCCTAATACATTTGCAATAGCTACAGGAGGGTTTTTTGTAGCTGTGGGAATAACCTACAAGTTTTAATTAAAAACAAATAACAATGAATAAAAAAGAAGAAACAATATATTGCGGAAGCGGTAAAGTTATGAATGACAAATGGTTAAAAGTGACTATTAATCCAACTAAAATTGCTGATTACATTCAAGAGTATAACGGTAATAAATTCATCAAACTAAATATTAATATAAAAGATGAGCCAGACCAGTATGACAAAAATGTAAGTATTAGTGTAGATACTTGGAAGCCAGACGCAGAAGCACCAAGAGCCGCTGTAAAAGAAACTTCAAATGACTTACCCTTTTAAATACCATGAAAGAATCAAAAGTCTTGAAAGCATTGGGTTTGACTTCGTCAGATATACAAAATTTATTGATGAGCGGAGTGTCAATGCCAGAAATAGCAAAGAGGTATAAAATTAGTTATATATCTTTAGTTCAGGCTTATAAAATTCAAAAGAAAAACTTCAAGTATATTGATTTTTTACAACCTAAAGAAGAAGCGAAGGACATTAAAAGCGTGTCCTTTGCTTATGATAGGTTATATGACGAAAAATCACTTGATGAATCAGAATTAATAGCCTATTATAAATATGAATCAAAAAACAAAGCATATTATGAATATTCTTAAAAAAGCAAATGAAATAGTAAATGAAAGATCTGAAGAAAAAGAAAGACAATACGGAGACTTTATAAAGTGTATGAGTAAAACAGCCCGCATTGCATCAGAAATGAGTTCTAAGGAGATAACAACTGAAGATGCTTATAATGTATTAATAGCATTAAAATTATCAAGGCAGTCAAACAAACACAAAGAAGATAATTTGCTTGATGCTGTTGCATATATAGGTTCTTTAAATAATTACAAACTAAATACGAATCAAAATGGATAATAATTTATTTGAATTAAATTATAAACAATTATTAATGCGGTGTTTATTACAAGGTGAATTATGTAACAATAGGACTAATGAAAAAACTTTTAAATTATTTAATCAGTCTTTTAATATAAATTTAAATAAAGGTTTTCCAATTGTAACAGGTAAAAAAATATTTTTTGATAAAGCTTTAGCAGAATTTAAATGGATTTACGAAGGTCGTACGGATTTAAAATATTTACAAGACAATAATATTAATTGGTGGAATGATTTTGCTGTGAATAATAAACTTGGTAAAATATACGGTTATCAATTAAGGAATTATAATAATTCATTTGACCAAATAAAATACGTAATCAATGAAGTGAAAAATAATTCAAGGAGAGCTTTAATTTCGTTATGGAATCCTACAGAATTAAAAGAGCAGGCTTTGCCTTGCTGTTATACTCAAATGAATTTTGTAAGAGTTAATAATAAATTAAATATGAGTATTAGTTTTAGAAGCTCAGACCTATTTTTAGGCTTACCTTATGATATAATATTTGCAGCACTATTATTAAAAACTATATCAAATGAATGTAGTTTAGAACCTTGTGATTTAGGCATAAACATAGCCGATGCACATGTATATAAATGTCATGAAAATAATGTTAAAGAATATTATAATAATGAAAATTATATTTTACCAAAATTAATTGGTGATTACAATAATTATCAGCTTAAAAATTATAAACACAATAAATATATAAAATCAAAATTAGTATTATGAAATTAAAAAATGAATTTGAAACAATTAGACAATGGGCTAATAACAAAGAAATATATAAAAAAGGAGATATTAAAACACAATATGTAAAATTACAAGAAGAGGCCGGAGAGTTAGCAAAAGCAATTATAAATAATGATGATAAAGAAATAATTGATGCCATAGGTGATTGTGTTATTGTTTTAACAAGTATTGCTTACTTTAATAATTGTACTATTGAAGAATGTATTAATGCTTCTTACAATGTAATTAATAAGAGAAAAGGTAAAATGATTAACGGCTCTTTTGTAAAAAATAAATAAATAAATATATATATTATGAGAAATTATAAATCAAAAATAGTAATACCTAATAATTTAATAAATCAATCTATTGGTAAAATAGGTGAAGATATTTTTAAAATATGGTATAAAAGAAACTTTGAAAAAGAAGAACTACATAAACAACTACAAGATCGTGAATATCAACAAATTGATTTTGCTGATTGTAAAGGCTACACTTATCAAATAAAAGCAACGTCTGAAAAAACTTATACTTTTAATTGTTTAATTGATAATCTTAACAAACATTTAAACGCTGATTTTTATGTCTTTATTCAAATAAATAAAAATAATAATATAGCGTATATTGAAGACATTTACAATAAAGATTATGTTAAATTAAATATTAAAGCAAGTTTTAAATATGATAATTGTTTTATATGGAAAAAAGATTTACAACAAAATAAAATTGAAATATGAAAGAATTACCATGGTTTAAATTTTATCCTAATCAATGGATAACAGGCTCAATATCATTTATGGACTTAGATGTTCAAGGAGCATTTATTAAAGTTTGCTGCTATTACTGGAGCAAAGAGTGTAATGTAACAAGAAAACAAATAAAAACATTAATACCAAAACAGTGGAGCGCTTTAATTGATGCAGATTTATTTAAAATTGAGAATGATAATATTAGCATTAAATGGCTAGATGAACAATATAAACAAAGATTAGTAGAACACAAGCGGAATGTTAGCAACGGAAAGAAGGGGGGCTTAAGCAGGGCTAAAGCATTAAGAAAAGATAATATAAGAAAAGATAATACTGATCCTTACTTAACTACAACCTTTATAAAATGATAGTTAATAAACAAGATAACTTAAAATACTTATATGCTTTTAAAGAAGGTAAAATTAAACGTGGTTTAAGTATTGGTAACGAGTTTGACAATTGGTATGTTCATAAGCGTGGCAGCTTTACAGTAATTGTTGGATTAGATAATGTTGGTAAAACTTTTTTTATGTTATGGTACTTTTTATGCTTAAGTGTTAAACATAATGTTAAATGGTGCATTTGGTCTGGTGAAAATAGTTCTGGACAATTGACAAGAGATTTAATTCAAATGTATGCACAATGTAAATTAAGTGAATTAAGTAAAGATGAAATTGATGAATACAATAATAAGATTTCAGAGTGGTTTACTTTTGTTAGTAATAAAAAAATGTATAACCATAAAGACTTATTAAAAATATTTAAGCAAAGTAATTGCGATTCATTTGCGCTTGAC